TGAACAAGGTATTAAGTCTCATTCACGATTCCTTTCCCTCAACATCAGGCAAACATGGCACTCTAAACGATCCCACCATGTACCCCTGGACAGCTTTATCAACCATCTAACGACCTACATGATTCGCGACATCATGCAAAAGTTTTGAAAAGATCTCCTACTTTCACCGTATTTTAGGCCCTAGAGTATCAACGTTGCACAAATGGTCATAAAACGGAGAGTTCCTAGCAACCCCCAGTTCCATATTGGATAACTCATATTTAAACTGTTCTTGCATATCATAATCCCAATCATACACAGTATTGAGTGCCAACATCGTTTCAACGTTGGGCTCACATTTAACGCCCAACATTTTCCATTCTTCCAATTTGCACATGACAGCTTCTGTCCCTTCTGTCAATTCCAATATCCTATCCAAATATGCTCGTAGTGGTGGCACAACATAAGCCGCATTGTATAATCCTAACGCTGTACCCTTAACCATACCTCTTAAATTAACGGTCCTGGGATGGGGTGGATTGGTATAATAACCCAACTTTGCAATTACCTTACCAACTTTAGGAGCAAACACGTATCCTTCATCACATGGATACATTCGGTTGGAACAAAACTCCAACATTGACCAATTTTTCTTATAGGTTGCAACACTTTCAAACCCAAAATCCAACATATGGGCCTTCCAATTTATCTTAACACTGCCAACTCCATGAACCAATGCATTATCATCTCCTTGAACCAACATGCATAATGAGTTTTTGGCTGAACATACACTAATATTATTTTCTTTACAATAAATATACAAATGCATGATGCCATTTAAAATAGAATTAAACAATGAAGTGAAAGGATCACCACTTTTCCGAGTACCTTCCACAGAATAAACACAACCTGTGGATGTAGTGCCATGCGTTTTTATATTGGATACCATTAAATCCAAAATCACTCTAGGCGCTCCAAAATATTTAGCCAACCACACTTCAAACTTGCACCATTCTTTGTGTATTGAAGCATCAAATTTTCCTATATCATCTTCCAATATTTCAGTCAAACCTGAGTTCACTAGCAAATCGGCGGCCTCTTTCATACTGACGCCTGAAGTAAAACAAATAAAATTATCTTTACTCCAATCTTTCTTAATACTCTTTTGCAATGCCGCAAACCAAGGTCCTAACATAGCTATATATTCAGGTTGCGCACCCTGAATCAATCTACTGGCTTTAATTTTTCTCCCTTGATCCGATCGGTAAATGTTCCCTTCCACTTTCACAAACGCCGACCTTTTGGTCCATTTTTTCAGTGTTTTTTGATCCAACTTAGAATATCTGTTCACACCCTCCTCTTTCAACCTATTCCACGTTTCTTTTATTATTTTTTTACAGCTGGCGAAGCATTACTTCCCGCCAGATAATCCAACATACTCAAACTACGAATTTTTTTATTACACGTATGCGGAAAAATTATTTTAATATTTTTTTTTACAAATTTTATACAATCTTTTATTTTATTTACATTAGGCTGAGGTGTTTCAGCCAAAACTCGAGCTCCTATCGAATTAATTTCATTCAACCTGTTTGGAGCATAAACAACAGGTCTATTTTTCGTATTGCCTAAACCCAGTAAAACCTGAGTATAGGTTGTGTGATCAGCTGACCGATCATTTGGCATCATAGCAGGTATATGAATCTTGGCCCCTGCTTTGATTTTCTTAGGAAATGGTTGTCGTAAAGTAGTTAATGGGAAACATGGAGCCTTGTAAAGCTTTTCCATGCATACCCTACAAGTTGCGGAAATAATCTGTGATCCGCACATAAACACTTTCAAAATCATATTCTAAACTACTAACGAAACACCAAAAAACAACAACGGAACCGGCCAAAATTCCAAAGCTGCCAAATATCATTTTCATACCAGCTAAAAACACTAGTATTATAATACATGCTATTATCCTTTCCAAAAGATTCCTTCCAGCATCGGTAAACCAATAAATACAACAAGCGATAAACATCATTGTTCCAAATAGAAGGCCAAGCCCAGAAAAAACTGGTCCAGCTATATATTGGCACAACGATGCCAAAGCTATAAAAAGCATAATTAAAAATCCACTATTGATAACCACTTTATCCTCCCAATTAGGCACACTGGGGACAATTCCATCTCCATTGAATATTCTATCCAAATCCATGGTGCGCAAACTATCATTTCTGTCCTCTACATCCCTGCTATACATAGTTAAAGCTATTATCGGAACGTATTTTGCTGCATCTCTAGACACTTGTGGTGTTATATTTAATTGAGAACACATGTCTACAACTCGCCTAATACTAAGCTGAAAATTTGCACTGGTTATTGTACGGCCAGACCAGAAATTTGTAACTAATTCAAAGGACATATTTCTAGGCAACATGACTTGCAATGTTTCTCTCCGTCTACACCATCTTCCCACCGACACTGATACACTTGTTTCGACTAATTCAACATCCAGCATCCTATTATCATTACCAACTATGTTCAAATTACCTGATTGTATACGAGGTATTACGGTTTGTTGTGCTGAATTACTAACATTTATATCCATTCCACTTCGGTTGTCCTGCCGCCCTCCAGAAACTGATTGAGATTGTTGTTGAATTCCAGGTTGAACTCCTGGTATCCCAATGTTCCCAATTCTTGCAACTGGACCCTGATTGATCCCAGCAACGGGTCCACTGGCTGGGACGGGTGAGACAGGCAAATCAATTATAGGAAATGGGGGCTGAACAACTGGTGCATTAAGCATGTTCCGGTCCCTACGCCTCATACGCATCAAAGAATTGCCATTAAACATGGAACGAAAATCATCCGTTGTGTCTTCAGTTGTTACTCTCCCTGATACAATATCATACAAATTGGTTCCTCCTACCCATGCCATTATCATAGCTGAAAATTCATTTATGTTGCGACACATTGGACACCGCATCGTATTAAATGCACCTGCATCTCCTAACAAAGTTGCCTGGACCATGCCCTGAGCACATTCTTTGCACAAAACATGATCGCAAACACAACAGCTTCTCATCACACTACGCAATTTTTCTTCCCTACAAACTACGCACTCTGACAATCTGCCCCCACTGGACCCACCACTATTACTCGACTCCAACCTCTCTAACCTGCCTCTATCCACGAAGCCACCTCTGCTCCTATCCGCGGAGCCACCTCTACTACGTCTATATACTGGTATCGTACGATCTCGTCGTCCACGATTACTTCTCCCTCCACGGCGTTGGCTACCGTGATCATCAATGTTGTTGCCATGATTTCGGTCATGGACACCTAAATTCAAAATCGATGCTGCATTAGAGTCAGCCATCGTATCCTGAAAAATTTGGATATCACCAAGCACTACTCCCATGACACATTATTATGATACCCATAGTTATGTGCTGGGGCGCGGAGGAACATCGCACTTACCTGGTAGACCGCTACTACAGGCGTGGCCATATATGTGGGAACTCCAACACTATTTTCTAACAATTAGTCAATCCAATGAATTGACAAAACACTACTAGGTGTTCTACAACATTAAGTATTTTATTTTTACGTCTTGGTTGGAGATACATAACTCCAACCAAAATACAACAGTTATCAACAACTATTATCTTAAGATAATTGCAACAAAGGGCTTCTCCCTAGGATGTGTACTACACACCTTTGTAAACGAGCTAGATAAATTGTTATCCACATTAGCCGGGAAACGTACTTATTTGCGTTTCAAAAACTTAGGAAAACACCC